TAGAACAAAGCGAAAAGTTAATAAGAACAACATACGAGAAATATGACGAGAGCCTTAACAACAGCGATAAAGAACGAACTAGCGACTAATGATATTAATCCTGTTCATCTTATTACTATTGGGTTTGGTACTCCTATTAATATAACAGATTGCTCATTTGATCTAACTTCATCAGTTTCAGGCTCATCAGTTACTTATTCAGCTAGTGATTTTATACTAGGTATATCTAATCATAGTGAACAAACAGATTTAACTAAAGCTAGTTTAAATTTATCATTATCAGGTGCAGATCAAACATTTATATCAGTAGTTTTAAATGAAAATGTTACAAACGACACAGTAGATATTTATAGAGGATTTTTAAATGATTCTAACACATTAATTGCTGACCCATTTCTTTTATATAAAGGTCATATAGAAAGTTTTGGAATACAAGAATCAGAAAAAGATAGCACAGTTGGTTTATCAATAGTTTCACATTGGGCTGATTTTGAAAAAAAGAATGGTCGTAAAACAAACAATGTATCACAACAAAGATTTTTTAGTACAGATGTTGGAATGGATTTTAGTTCGCAAACTGTATTAGATATTAAGTGGGGTAGAGCATAATGGGTTGGAAAAAATTTGTAGGCAAAGTTGTTAAACCTATTGCAAAAATATTTAAAATTGAATTAAATCCTTTTGTTGCTTTAGGTATAAGTTTATTTTTATCTTGGATATTAAGACCAAAAGTTCCTGAAATGGAAGATTTTGGAACTAACTCATTTGATGATTTTGAAAGAGGATTATTAGTTAATAAACAATCTAATGATGCAAATATTCCTGTAATTTATGGAGAAAGACTTACAGGGGGAACTAGAGTGTTCATGGAAACTTCTGGTACAGATAATACTTATTTATACATGGCTATCGTTATGGCAGAGGGAGAGATAAACGATATAACTGAAATTAGAGTAGATGATAAAATAGTTACATTTGCATCTAGCTTATCAGATGGTACAGCAGTTGAAGTAGATAGTTCTGATTCTAATTTTTATAAAGATAGCGAAAGTTTAATTAGATTAGAACCACATTTTGGAACTGATGGTCAATCAGCATCATCTTTATTATCTACATTATCATCTTGGGGAAGTAATCATAAATTATCTGGTCTTTGTTATTTAGCAGTTAGATTAAAATGGAACTCTGACGCATTTGCTGGACTTCCAAAAATACAAGCAAAGATACAAGGTAAGAAAGTTAAAACATATAATGCAAGTCTTGTAGAGCAATCTGCAAGTTATCAAACAAATCCAGCATGGTGTTTATTAGACTATTTAACTAACACTAGATATGGAAAAGGTTTAACAACATCAGAAATAGATTTACAAAGTTTTTATGATGCTTCACAAGTTTGTGAAACACAAGTAACACCATATTCAGGTGGTAGTGATATAAATATTTTTGACACAAATACTGCGTTAGATACTTCAAGAAATATCTTAACTAATGTTAGAGAACTTATAAAAGGTTGTAGAGGCTATCTTCCATATAGTGCTGGTAAATATAGTTTAGTTATTGAAACAACAGGAACTGCAAGTATTACATTAACAGAAGATGATATTATAGGTGGTTATAGTTTAACAACACCTGATAAAAACGAAAAATATAATAGAGTTATAGTTGGATTTATTGACCCATCAAGAAATTATCAAGTTAATGAAATTCAATGGCCACCTACTGACGATTCAGGATTACCAAGTGCAGATCAACACGCAACTATGAAAACTGCTGATGGTGGTTTTTTATTAGAGGGTAGATTTTCATTCAGTACAATTACTAGCCAATATCAAGCAGAAGAAATGGCAGAGGTTATACTTAGAAGAAGTAGAGAAGCATTATCTCTAGGTATTACAGTTAGTTTAGATGCTTATGATTTAGCGATTGGCGATATAGTAAATATTACACATTCTTCTTTAGGATTTTCTGCTAAACCTTTTAGAGTTCTTGGAATTACATTTAATGAAGATTTTACTGTTGGTTTATCTTTAGTAGAACACCAAGATAGTCATTATACTTGGGCAACTAAAACACAAGCTACAGCAACACCAACAACAAACTTACCTAATCCATTTACTATCCAACCACCAGCAAGTGTAACATTAGATGATACCTTAATTGAATATAATGATGGAACTGTAATTGTAGCTTTAGATGTATCAATAGGTGCTTCTCCAGATAGCTTTATTGATTATTACCAAGTAGAGTACAAAAGGAGTACAGATTCAGATTTTATTATTTATGCACAAGGCTCAGGATTAAATCACAGAGTTTTAAATGTAATTGACCAAGAAACTTATGATGTAAGAGTTAAAGCTGTAAATAGTTTAGGAGTTTCATCAACTTATGTATCAGCACAAAGAACAATCATTGGTGCTATTGAACCACCTAGTGATGTAGAAGATTTTGCTTGTAATATTGTTGGACAAGAGGCTCACTTATCATGGAGTCAGATTAGCGACCTCGATCTCGCATATTACCAACTTAGATTTAGTGAAGAAATAGATGGAACTGCTGATTGGCAAAACTCAGTTAATTTAGTTTCTAAAGTATCTCGACCAGCAACATCAATTTCAGTACCAGCTAGGGCTGGAACTTATCTTATCAAAGCTGTTGATAAGCTAGGAAACTTTAGTTCAAATGCAACTGCAATTATTTCAAATGTAACTGATACTGTTAATCATAATTCAATAGCAACACAATCTGAACACCCTGATTTTTTAGGTACATTAACAAATACAGTTATAGCAGATGATTCAATTAGATTAGATTCTTCAGAATTGTTTGATTCAGCTAGTGGATTATTTGATGATGAAACAACTAGATTTTTTGATTCTGGTGTAAGTAATGCTGATTTTTTTGCAACAGGTAATTATGAATTTGCAAATGTTATTGATATTGGTGCAAAACATACTGCTAGAATTACAGCTAGTTTAACTCAAACATCAGATAACCCTGATGACTTATTTGATAATAGAAGTGGATTATTTGATTCTTCTAGTTCAAACTTTGATGGAGATACACCAGCAAACTGTGATGCTCATTTAGAAATAGCAACTTCAGATGATAATATAACTTATACAGCTTTTCAAAATTTTGTAATAGGAAACTATACTGCGAGATATTTTAAATTTAGAGTATTTTTAACATCAAGAGATTTAGCATCTACACCTGTTGTTAGCCAAGTATCTGTAACTATAGATATGCCTGATAGAATATTTAGTGGAAATGATATAACTTCTGGTGCTGGAACATATACTGTAACATTTACAAATCCATTCAAATCTGTTAATTATGCTGTTGGAGTTACAGGCGAAGACCTTGCTACAGGAGATTTCTTTGTAGTAGAAAACAAAACTATTACAGGCTTCGACTTAACATTTAAAAATTCAGGTGGTACTGCGATAAGTCGTACATTTGATTATATTGCAAAAGGCTTTTAAAAGGAGTATAAGAACGATATGGCACAAGGCGATTATTTAATTCAGAACCAATCTTTTCCCTCTTTTCGTAGTGATTTAAACTCTACTTTAGAGGCTATCAATACATCTAATTCAGGAACATCAAGACCAAGTTCAGCAGTTGCTGGAACAATTTGGCTAGATACAACTTCAGCATCTACACCTACTTTAAAATTTTATGATGGTTCAGATGATATATCTTTAGCAACATTAGACTACACAGCTAACACAGTTAATTGGTTAGATAGCACAGTTTCAGTAAATATAGTTTCAGATACAACACCACAACTTGGTGGAGATTTAGATGTTAATGGAAACGATATAGTTTCAGTAGCAAATGGAAATATTACAATTACTCCTGATGGAACAGGAAAAGTTATTGTAGATGGTTTATCTTATCCAACAGCAGATGGAACAGCAAATCAAGTTTTAACTACAGATGGTGCTGGAAATTTATCTTTTGCAGATGCTTCAGGTGGTGGAATTTCTTGGCAATCAACTATCGTAAC